GAACATCTGCAACAATGTCGCCTAGAGTTACATTGAAGTGGAGAGGTGCATCATCAAATACAGATATTGTTACATTGACTGGTTCAGGTTATTGGGATCTAACAACATCAGGTCAATGTCCACTTACAAATAACGCCGCAAACACAAATGGCGATATTCTGTTATCTACATCAGGCTTCACAGCAAATGCCGCATATACGGTTATTCTCGAAGGCAAGAAAACTGCTGGTTACACAAGCCGTGAAACTACTGATGATGGTTTTACGCCTTAATATGTATGTTATCATTTAAAGAATTTATTTCCGAATCTGAAGTTGGTGAGGCAAGTATTGCCAAAGTCAATCGCGTTCGTGCAGGTAAAATTCAGAGAAGAAAAATTGTTTCGTTACGACCTGGATATAAAGTTCAAGACGGAAAATTAGTGCGTATGACTTCTCAAGAGAGAATGCATCGTAAGATGGCACAAAGAAAAGCGGCAAGAAAAAGACAACCATTGCTGTCACGCATTCTTAGAAAAAGAGCAATGTCAATAAGAAAAAGAAAGTCTGCGGGGATCAAATGAAACTAATTACAGAAATTAACGAACAAATTAATATTATCACCGAAGAAACTGAAGGCGGTAAAAAGCAGTTCTACATTGAAGGACCTTTCATGCAGGCTGAACAAAAGAACCGAAACGGTCGTGTTTATCCCATTGGCGTTCTTCAAAAAGAAGCAGATAGATACATTACAGAATATGTAAACAAAAATCGCGCATACGGCGAACTAGGACATCCTGAAGGTCCGACAATTAATCTCGAAAGAGTGTCACACATGATTAAAGAGTTGCGTCAAGACGGCAACAACTTTATGGGTAAAGCAAAGATCATGGATACACCTTACGGAAACATCGTTAAGAATCTCATGATGGAGGGCGCAGTATTAGGCGTTTCTACAAGAGGCATGGGAACACTTGAAGAAAAGAACGGTGTTAAATATGTTAAGGACGATTTTTATCTAGCCACAGCGGCAGATATTGTTGCCGACCCTTCAGCGCCCGATGCTTTCGTAAGAGGCATCATGGAGAATAAAGAGTGGGTTTGGGAAAACGGAATCATAAAGGAAGTGCATATCGCACAATACAAAGAGACAATTAAAAAATCTTCAAAACGAAATTTAGAAGAAAATATGTTGCGTACCTTTAATGATTTCCTCTCTAAACTATAAATTTTTTATAAATATAGGTAAGTAAATCTTTAAATACGCATAAGGAGAAAGCATTATGACTGACGCTACAAAAAAAGATGAGGTCATCAATCAAGATGAACTTCATTCTGAAGAAATTGTAAATGAAGAAATCAAAGTTGATGTGTCGGAAGATATCAACGCGATTTTTTCTGGCGAGAATCTTTCTGAAGAATTCAGAGCAAACGCTAAGGCTATTTTTGAAGCCGCAGTTGTTGCTAAGGTAAATGAACAGATTGAAAAACTTGACACCGAATACGCTACAAAACTTGAGGAAGAAACTACAGCAATTAATGAAAATTTAGTTGCTAAAGTTGACGAATACCTTGAGTATGTTGTTAGCGAATGGATGGAAGAAAACAAGTTATCAATTGAATCAGGAATCAAAGCAGAAATCGTTGAGGATTTCATGACTGGATTAAAGAATCTTTTCGTAGAACATTACATCGATATTCCTGAAGAAAAAGTTGACATGGTTGAAGAACTAGCAGCCAAAGTAGAAACACTCGAAGGAGAGTTGGATAAGGTTGTTACAGAAAACGTTAATCTGAATGGTCAGATTGGCAATTACAAAAAAGAAACAATTCTTGCACAGGTATCTGAAGGACTGACTGATGTTCAGTCTGCAAAACTAAAATCTCTTGCTGAAAACATCGAATTTGTATCTGAACAAGATTACAAAGAAAAACTAAATCTGACAAAGAAGAAGTATTTTGAAGAGTCTAAGGCTCAAGATGTTGCTCCAACAAAAGATCAGTTTGAAGCAGAAGATACACTAGAGGAAGAATTTTCTCCAGTAATGACACACTATGTCAAGAACATTTCTAGAACCCTCAGGAAATAAGTTTTTATAAATAAACTCAGATAATAATACTCAAAGGAGAGAAACATGAATGTAAATCAACTCGTAAAGAAATGGACTCCAGTTCTGGATCATCCTGACCTTGGTGCAATTAAAGATGCACACAAGCGTTCAGTTACGGCTCAACTTCTTGAGAACCAAGAAATTGCTTGCCGCGAATCCTCATCTGGTGGTTATCAGTCACCAACAAGCCTTCTGTCAGAAGCCGCTCCAGTTAACTCAATGGGCTCATCTTCTTCAACAGCAGGTGATGGTCATATCGACATTTACGATCCAGTGCTTATCAGCCTGGTTCGCCGTGCCGCGCCTAACCTAATCGCATACGATATCTGCGGCGTTCAGCCAATGACAGGTCCAACAGGACTGATCTTCGCAATGCGTTCACGTTACAGCGCACAAGACGGTACTGAAGCGTTGTTCAACGAAGCAAACACAGCGTTCCCAGTTAACGCACAGTCACAGACTGGTTCTACTCCAGCATCACTATCAAGTGGTACTGAGTATACAGTTGGTACAGGTTTCACAACTGCACAGGCTGAAGCACTTGGTGACGGTTCTGGTCAGGGCTTTAAAGAAATGGCATTCTCAATTGAGAAAGTTGCTGTTACTGCTAAGAGCCGTGCCTTGAAAGCAGAATACACAATGGAACTTGCACAAGACCTTAAGGCTGTTCACGGTCTTGACGCAGAGCAAGAACTTGCAAACATTCTGTCTACAGAAATTCTTGCTGAAATTAACCGTGAAGTTGTTCGTCAGATCAACATCTCTGCTACAATCGGCGCACAAGAAAACGTATCGGCCGCTGGTACATTCAACCTTGACGTTGATGCTAACGGTCGTTGGTCAGTTGAGAAGTTCAAAGGTTTGATGTTCCAATTGGAGCGTGAATCTAACGCTATTGCTAAGGCTACTCGCCGTGGTAAGGGTAACGTTCTGATCTGCTCTTCAGACGTTGCATCCGCACTTCAAATGGCTGGTGTTCTTGATTACACTCCAGCACTTGCAAACAACTTGCAAGTTGATGACACTGGTAACACATTCGCTGGTGTATTGAATGGTCGTATCAAGGTTTATATCGATCCATACTTCGCGGCTTCTTCTGGCGTTCACTACGCTACAATCGGCTACAAGGGTACTTCCGCATTTGACGCTGGTCTGTTCTACTGCCCATACGTTCCTCTACAGATGGTTCGTGCAGTTGGTCAGGACACTTTCCAGCCTAAGATCGGCTTCAAGACTCGTTACGGTATGGTTGCAAACCCATTTGCTACTTCAGCCGCAGACGGTACAATTTCGTTCTCAAACAAGAACGTTTACTATCGCAGAATCAACATCACTAACCTGATGTAATCGATAGAGCCGACAAAGATCGGACTTCAAAGAGGGACCTTCGGGTCCCTCTTTTTTTGTCTTATAAATACCTATGAGATAATCAAAGGATTCGCTATATGACAACATTAAGCACAGTACCAGTAAACAAGAGTTTTCTATCAAACAACAAATTTGATTTTGTATTAGATAGAATACCTAACTTCACCTTCGTGGTGCAGAGTGTAAATTTACCTTCTCTTGCACTACAGTCTACAACAGTTAATACTCCGTTCGTGCAATTAAGTATTCCTGGGAATCAACTATCATTTGGACAGTTGACACTTTCATTCATCATTGATGAAAACATGCAGTCGTGGTATGAAATCTATGATTGGATGTTTCAATTAGGTAATCCTACATCTTTAGACAAGAGAGGAAGACTGACAGGTGAAGCAGGCACAAACACCAGCATAACTTCCGATGGAACTCTGTTCATCAAAACAAACTCAAACAATATGAATTGGAAGGCAACGTTCTACGAAATGTATCCAAATGATCTAGGAGACATTACGTTCTCCACTACAGAAACTCAAGAATTTTTAACCTCTACCGTTACATTCAATTACACATACTATCATATGACTAGGGCTTGACATTTTGCCTAGGTTATGTTATTATGTGTGAAACAATGAACGTGTGAGGATATTATGACATTAGATCAATTGATTGAAGAGTGGAGACAAGACGCGCCTATTGACACTACCGAACTTGCGGTAGCCTCTATGAAGGTGCCAGAGTTACATGCAAAGTATCTCAAACTATATTTCGAAGAAAGACGTAAACTGAAATCTATTGAATTTCAGTCAAAGGAACTTTATTTAAAGAAATATGAATATTACAACGGAAAGTTATCCCAAGAAGAACTTGATGAACTGAATTGGGAACCTTTCATGAAGCGATTGATGAAGAATGAAATTGATATGTATTTGGAATCGGACAAAGATATTATACAGTCAAGCGTCAAGATTGTCAATCAAAAAGAAAAACTAGCATTCTTAGAAGAAGTTATCAAGAATATTAATCAGAGAAACTTCCAAATCAAGAATGCGATTGACTGGAAAAAGTTTACTAACGGTGTCCAATAAATTATTTGTATCCAAGATAAACGAGGTTTATCTGCATATCAGATGTGAATCATCCGATGCTATGGAACTGAATGAATATTTTACATTCTATGTTCCAGGTTATAAATTCATGCCCACTTTTCGCAACAAGATTTGGGATGGAAAGATTCGCCTATTCAATTATCAAACAAGACAAATCTATGCAGGACTACTACCTCACATAGAACGTTTCGCACAAGAGCGTGAATATGAAATTGAATTAGATGAATCCGTTGAAGGTGCGGATGAATTCTCTCTAAATGATGCTATGGAGTTTATTGACACTCTAGGCATACCTTTTGCGCCAAGAGATTATCAAGTAAAAGCATTCGTGCATTCGGTTCGTAATCGAAGAGCAATGCTTCTCTCGCCTACTGCATCAGGCAAGTCACTCATCATCTATCTTCTAGTGCGATGGTTTTGGGGCAAGACACTTGTAATTGTTCCTACAATTTCACTTGTCGCACAGTTGTATAAAGACTTCGAAGACTATGGGTTTGATAGCAATAAATATATTCATCAGATCATGGCTGGTGCAGATAAAACAACACAAGCACCCATTGTGATTTCTACTTGGCAGTCAATTTACAAGATGCCTAAAGAGTGGTTCTCACAATTTGATTTGGTAATTGGCGATGAAGCGCATTTGTTCAAAGCACAGTCACTCACAAAAATTTTAACGAATCTGACAGATTGCAAATATAGATTTGGTCTGACAGGTACGCTAGACGGAACACAAACACATAGGCTTGTATTAGAAGGTTTATTTGGTAGAGTAAAGCAGATCACCACAACAAAAGAATTGATTGATAGTGGTAGATTGGCTAAGTTTAAAATTAAAGCATTGATTCTAAAACATGATGAAGAATCGTGCAAAGCATGTAAAAATTTTAAATATCAAGAAGAGATAAATTATATTGTATCGAAGCCATCACGCAATCGATTCATTCGTAATTTGACAATGAGTTTAAATGGCAACACACTTTTACTATATCAATTCGTTGACAAACACGGCAGAATACTGTATGATATGATTAAAGACACCATTCAAGATGAAAGACCCATATTCTTTATCCATGGTGCTGTTGGTGTAGATGAGCGAGAAGAAGTTCGTAGAATCACAGAACTAGAATCAAACGCTATCATTGTTGCGTCATACGGAACGTTCTCTACAGGTATCAATATTCGTAATCTACATAATATTATATTTGCAAGTCCATCAAAGTCTAAAATTAGAACGCTACAATCGATTGGTCGTGGACTTAGATTAGGCGACAATAAAGAAGTCGCTACTCTGTATGATATCAGCGATGACATTACATATAAGAGTAGAAAGAATTTTACATTAGATCATTTCATGGAGAGAATGAAAATATACAATGAAGAAAAGTTTGAGTATAAGATTTACACAATCAACCTAAAGGAAGAATAAGATGCTGTGTAAAGTATTAAAATTAAACACCGGAGAAACTGTAATGGGCAACATTACGGAAGAGACACGTTCATATATTGATGTGCATCGTCCGTTGAGAATTGTTGTTGTGCCCAAGAACAACGGTGCATATGCTATCGCACTTACGCGATGGGAACCAATCTCAAACTTTGAGTACCCAATTCGTCTGTTTAAGCAAGCAATTGTTTCTGTGTCGGAACCTCATGATGAGTTTAGAGACAACTACGTTGAAATCTATAATCAATATGAGAGTAAAGAAATTATAGAACAAGCAGTAAGCACAGAAGATAAAGAAGATGACACTTCTGAAAATCTAACTAAGATTGAAGAAATGTTAAAGGCGATGATGGAGTCAAACACTACACATACACTCCATTGATTCATTTCAAACAGGACACCCTGATTATACACACTTGTCAAGCACCTGTCAACATAAAGCGAAGGAAATATTATGGCTACAAAAGAGAATGCCCGCCACTACGTGGACAATGAAAAATTTTTGAGTGAGATGACTGAATTTCGAAATGCAGTTATAATTTCAAAAGAAAACAATACCGAAAGACCAAGAGTGCCAAACTATATTGGCGATTGTCTTTTTAAGATTGCTACACACTTGGCAAGAAAACCAAACTTTGCAAACTACACATTCAAAGAAGATATGGTATCTGATGGAGTAGAGAACTGCCTACTCTACATTGATAACTTTGATCCTGAAAAATCCAAAAATCCATTCGCATACTTTACCCAAATTATTTACTACGCATTTCTTCGAAGAATTCAAAAAGAGAAAAAGCATTTGTATATCAAATACAAAAGCATGGAGAATGAAGTTATCAATCAATTGGTTGAAAACAACGGTGAAGATTTTGTGATTACTGGACTGAATGGTGCAATGCATGATGCATATAGCGAATCATTTATTTCCGAATTCATTGAAACTTTTGAAAGCAATAAGAAGAATAAAGTAACAAAAGCAAAGAAACCTAAGACTACCAAAAAGAAAGGTAATCTAGATCAGTTTTTGGAGAATGATGATGAACACCCCCATGCCAGCACAACTTGAACATTGGTTGAAAATTGTAACGAATAAAAAATCGCCATACGACCTAAGACAACAGGCAGTCTTGCATTTGACGAACATTCGTGATACAATAGACAAGTCTCTAAGGAATAACAACCAACAAGGTAAACAATATAAGAATGAGAATCGCATTACTCGGTGATACGCATTTCGGTGTTCGAAATGACTCAAAGATATTCCATGAATACTATGAAAAGTTTTATGACGAAGTTTTCTTTCCGCAACTAGCGCAAAGAGGTGTTCGCCATATCATTCAACTTGGCGATTTATTTGATCGTAGAAAGTATATCAACTTCTTGTCTCTGACAGAAAGCCGCAGATATTTTTTCGACAAGTGTAGAGAATACAACATACACGTTCATGCGCTGATTGGCAATCACGATATCTTTTGGAAAGAAAGTCTAGAAGTTAATTCTCCTAGTCTGCTTTTGCGCGACTATGCTAATATCACTCTTTGGCAGGATGTTGGTACGCTAGAAATTGATGGTGTGAAGATTGACATGATTCCTTGGATATGCAAAGACAATGAACAGCGAGTGTATGATCACATTCAGAATACATCATCTTCTATTTGTGTTGGACACTTTGAACTTGCTGGATTCAATTTGTCAAAAGGCGTTCAAAGTCATGATGGTGTAGATTCAAAGTTTCTAGATAACTATGCGTATGTGTATAGTGGACATTATCACACACATTCAACGCAAGACAACATCATGTATCTAGGTACTCCATATGAGTTGTTTTGGTCTGATTACAAAGACAAAAAGTATTTTGGTATTTTGAATACTGATGACCTGAAACTTGAACTCGTAGAAAATCCTTTGCGTAAGTTTTTCAAGATCAATTATGATGATCGCCAGATGCAAATGGAACATCTAAAGACAATTGACTTTACGCGATACCAAAGTGCATATGTTAAGGTGGTTGTTGTTAACAAACAGAATCCATATTTGTTTGATAAGTTGTTGGATGAATTGTATAAACAAACTCCCGCTGACGTAACAATCGTTGAAGATTTTTCTGACATAAGCGCAGAAGAAACTGATGAAGAAATTGTTGATCAGGCCCAAGATACCATGACAATTTTATCAAACTACATTGATGGTCAAAGCCTAAATATTTCAGACACAAACAAACTGAAAACTTTAATGCGTGAACTTTACGTTGAAGCACTTAGCACGGAGAATATAGAATGATGACATACGGAAATATAACTAATAATCGGCCGTTAAATAGAGTTTTCAAATTACATCCTTACGTTTATTGGGATGGAGTATTTGATGATTCCGAATTACAAAAATTAAAAACATTTTTAGAAAATTCCGAACCTTTAAAAAAGGCGGAAGTTTTGAATGAAGAACAATATGGAAGTCATAGAAAATCTAAAGTAGCCTTTCACAATTTTAACGCCGATACTGAATGGATTTTTTTAAAATTCAATTCAATAATTGAGCATGTTAATCGTCAATTTTTTAATTTTGATTTAAATGGATACGATATTTTTCAATACGGAGAATATCACGCAAGTGAAAATGGAAAATACGACTATCATACAGATTCAAATTTTGGGGATATAAAGTGGGACGATTTAAGTTTAGTTGAACCAAGAAAATTATCTTTGACTATGCTTTTGAACGAACCCAATAAAGATTTTACTGGAGGAGAATTTTCTTTCAATGTGGGTAGAGAAGATAATCCCTTGTATGTTGAATTGAAAGAAGGAAGAATAATTTTATTTCCTTCTTTTCTACTTCATAGAGTTCATGAGGTGAAGTCTGGTATTAGAAAGTCTTTAGTCATTTGGGTAACAGGACCTAAGTTTAAATAACATGATTATATTTCGTAAATTAAGATGGAAGAATTTTCTATCAACAGGAAATCATTTCACCGAAATGAATTTAGGTGACAACACTACCACACTTATTGTAGGTAGCAATGGATCAGGCAAGTCTACTATGCTTGACGCATTGACGTTCGTGCTATTCGGCAAAGCATTTCGCAACGTAAACAAAGGACAACTAGTAAACACAATCAACGAAAAAGATTGTCTTGTTGAAGTTGAATTTGATGCCAACAACAAATCTTATAAGATTGTTCGCGGCATCAAGCCTAACGTGTTTGAAATTTATTGTAATGATACTCTTGTCACTCAGTCTGCGGCAGTTAAAGACTATCAAGAACATCTAGAGAAATTTATCCTCAAACTCAATTACAAATCATTTACTCAAATCGTTATGTTGGGTAGTGCATCATTTACTCCGTTCATGCAGTTGTCTGCAAGTGACAGACGTTCTATTATTGAAGACCTGTTAGACATTCAAATCTTCTCGCGCATGAATGGTGTTCTGAAAGATAAGTTTCAATTATTAAAAGAAAGTTATGCTGAAGCAAAATATGCATTTGATTTGAAGACTGAAAAAATTCAAATGCAGATTCAGTTTATTGAAAACTTGAAGAAGAACACCGAACAGAAAATTGCACAGCAAGAACTTGAAATTGCAAATACTCAAATTAAGATTGAGCAGAGTATGAGTACCGAGTTTAGTCTGATGCAAGATTTGTCTGATTTGTGTATACAAATTTCAGACAAAGATAAGGTTAATGGTAAACTTTCTAAGTTTGCTAACATTAAAATGAATCTCGGTAAGACAATGACAAAGGTAAACTCTGACATTGCTTTTTATAATGACAATGATGAATGTCCAACATGCAAGCAAGGTATTCCACACGAACACAAACAAACAATTGTGGACGAGAGAAAATCAAAACTCAAAGAAGTTGAAGATGCTCTAACTAAGTTAAATGCTGAGGTAGATCAACTAGCCGACAGACAAGAACGGATTCAAGCAATTGCAGAACGGATTCAAGAAAAGAAATCTGAAATTACTACAATTCAATCTGAAGTTTCTGCCGAGAAGCGTTATATCGAAACTTTGAGAAAAGACATTGAGAGAATCAGAAACGCAAAAGAAGATGTGGATGAAGAGAACAAAAAACTTCAAACGCTGAATACTGAAATCGTTGACCTTGAAGCAAACATGAAGAGTCTTTCTGAAGAAAGATTATATTATGAAACTGCAACAACTCTGTTGAAGGATACTGGCATTAAGACGAAGATTATTCGACAATACATTCCAGTTATCAATAAGTTAGTTAACAAGTATCTGACTTCCCTAGACTTCTTTGTAAACTTTAATCTTGACGAATCGTTCAAAGAAACAATCAAGTCTCGGTATCGCGATGACTTCACCTATGCGTCATTCAGCGAAGGTGAGAAGCAACGTATTGATATGGCATTGATGTTGACATGGCGCGCAGTTGCCAAACTGAAAAACAGCGCCAGCACAAACTTATTGATATTGGATGAAATCTTTGATTCTTCATTAGATGCAAATGGTACAGAAGACTTGATGAAGATTCTTGATATGCTTGAGAGTACCAATCTATTTGTGATTAGCCATAAGGGTGATATTTTACAAGATAAGTTTGCACACACAATTAAATATGAGAAAGTAAATAATTTTTCTAGGATTGCAAAATGAATTTAGTGTCGGATACGGATAAAATTTTACATCAACCTTGTCAAGAGTTTGATTTTACGAACCCACCATTTGATGCAAAAGAATTTGCACAACAATTATATCAAAGCATGACACATCACAATGGACTTGGATTGTCCGCAAATCAAGTTGGTGTGCCCTATAGAATTTTTGCAATTCGAATTGATGTAGATCCATTGGTAATATTTAATCCAAAAATTGTAGATCAGTCTGAAAATGAAATTTTACTTGATGAAGGTTGTCTAAGTTTTCCTTTATTGTATATGAAAGTTAAACGACCTGATTGGGTTCGTATTCGCTTTCAAACTCACGATGGTGAAACTCATACTGAACTATATGGTGGTATGACTGCAAGAGTTATCCTACATGAGTATGATCACATGGAAGGTGTTACGTTTAAAACTCGCGCATCAAAATTTGTATTAGATCGCGCAATGAAAAAACAAATGATTCTGAAGAGGGCGCACAAGAAAGCAAATATAGAATTCTTTAAACGTCAACGACTAAATGGAACTACAGAGATTGTTCCTCAGGTTGTTCAAACATGGTATGAAACGGACGAAAAATGAAACCTTGGCAACACGGATATGAACTAGACTATCTCAAAGGTCTAGAAAAACAATACGAAGATTACAACAAGTATACGTTGTCACCATTCGCAAAGTTTAAGAAGAATAATATTGCAGAATCTTTACACAAAGGCACTCTAGTTAAACTGACTGAAGAAGCAATGCTAGAAATTGCAGAATCAAAAGCGGCAAGCAATATTACAATGCATGGTGAAACTATTATTGCAAAGAAGCAAAAAGGCGATGTTACATTCGGAAAACTTTTAGGCAATACTGACAATCTAGAATTAGAAATTGTTAAGTATAAGACTAGAGATTGTTGGATGTATGTGTGGGCAGAGAATAAAGAACATTGTCAATTCGCAGAAGACTTAGGATTTTGTTATGTCGGTCCTAAGATTACCACATATGGCGAAGTCTATGCAATCTACTACAGAGGCAAGCCTAGAGAGTTTCCGAAAGTTGATCCGGCAGAATATCTTTCCATTCAGAAAGTTGACAACGTTGATGTAAATGTGATAGAATCAATTTATAACAAACTGAATACTCTACCTGAATTTACCAACCACTACAGTAACTACAACAAAGGCAAGTCATGGTCGGCATTGTCATTGCGCGGATACTCTTCAGATCCATCGTTCATTACCAAGCCAATCGAAATGAGTGATGCTTGGAAAGAAGAAAACAAAAACACAGACTTCTACATGCAAGACACCGCATTGTTCAAGCAATTCGAAGAAGTAAAAGAACTGTTGAAAAACTACGGACAAAAAATTCATAGAGTTAGATTCATGAGACTGAAACCAGGCGGCGGTGAACTTGAACGACATACTGATCAAGTTGATCCTGATTCTGGTGGCACAAAAGGTAAACTAGCACGTATTCATTTTCCAATTAAGACAAATGATAGAGTTATATTTACTGTATGGGATACAAAAGGCAATCCACAAAAGATACATATGAATGTTGGTGAGTGTTGGTTTTTGGATACTCGCAAACCTCATATGGCAATTAATCGTGGAGATGAAGAAAGAATACATTTAGTTGTTGATATTGAAACTGAAGATAAATTATATGACAAACTTGTTAACTGCTGAAGAGTATTTGAATACAGTCAAAGGATGGGAAGACCCAAACCCACCGCCTGTTGTAGAAGTATACAACGGGTTTCATGTTGTTCGTGATGACAAACTAGGCTATGGAAGCAAAGCACGATTCATTGATTATCTTATAAGCACAGATGGTGATGAATGGGTCTTTGGTGGCGCAAACAAAGTGGGTTGGGGTCCTATTTCTCTAACACACGTTTGTAATAAATATGGAAAGAAAGCAACCTTCTTCATGGCTAAACGTAGTGAACCTACGTGGCATCAACAAAAAGTCTTAGACATGGGCGGCACTATTCATTGGGTAGCAAATGGTATGTTAAACGTCACCAAAGCAAAAGCGCGTAAGTATTACGAAGAAGATACTGTATCTCGCAGAGTGCTACCTCTCGGACTAGAACACCCTACTGTTCTTGGTTCAATCATCAAAGTCGCACGTTCACTCAAAGTCAAACCAACAGAAATTTGGACAGTCGCATCTAGCGGCACACTCAATCGCGGATTGCAATTAGCATTTCCCGATGTGCCCGCATACGCAGTTGAAATTGGTCACAAGATGAGTGATTATGAAAAAGGCAGAGCAATTACAATGCGATCTTCATACAAATATGACCAAGCAGTTGAAGAAAGCAGGCTACCCCCATATCCTAGCGAAAAATACTATGACGCAAAGATTTGGGATTTTGTATCGGCTAACGGGAAAGAAGGAGCACTTATCTGGAACGTAGCCTAATAGGAGAAAATGTCATGAGTAAAGAAGAAGATAAAGTAAAACATTCTCGCAGACAACTTCAAAAGGAATCCTATATAAAGAGACAAGTAAAAATCGCAAAGGCACATAATTTAGATGTGAAAGAACCACATAGATATCAAAAACACGCGGCTATCAATTGTGGAAATCCAGACTGTTTTATGTGTGCAAATCCAAGACGAGTTTGGAAAGAACCTACTATTCAAGAAAAACGATTTGATCAAAAAGAATTATTGGAGTAAATATGAGTGAATTAAATTATGAAGTGATTGATAATTTTTTGCCTGAAGACGAAGCAAAATTTATTAAACATTCGCTAATGATAGATTCAAATTTTCCTTGGTATTGTAATCATACAGTTGTGGATAGAATTCAAGATGATTTTTTAGAAAATTATCAGTTTACTCATACGTTCTATAAAGATTATACTCCAGTTAGTGGTTATATGAATGTTATTGCGCCTTTAGTTCTTAAAATAAATCCTTTAGGACTTATGCGAATTAAAGCAAATCTAGGACCAATCAGAAAAGATAAAGTGAGATTTACATATCATACTGATTTCAATGGATTTGAAACTGGAACAAAAACTGCGATATACTATGTGAATACGAATAATGGAACTACAGTATTCAAGGATGGAACTGAAATTCAATCTGTTGCTAACAGACTCTTAATTTTTGACCAAAATATTCCTCACACCGGAACTACATGTTCGGATGAAAAATTTAGATGTTTGATTAATTTAAATTATATTAATAGAGTATGATAAAAGAAAAATACTTAGGCACATACATGAAAACTGCAAGATTATTTGCGGAGCATAGTAGTGCCGTGAGAAAGAAAGTTGGTGCGGTTATTGTAAAAGATGACCGCATCATTTCTATTGGGTATAATGGTATGCCTACCGGTTGGGATAACAACTGCGAGCAAGTTGTTGGACATACCCACGAAGGTCCTGCGCTTAAAACAAGACCTGAAGTTATCCACGCAGAATCAAACGCAATCGCCAAACTAGCCAAGTCTACCGAAAGCGGTGATGGTGCAAGTATGTTCATCACTTGCGCCCCATGCATAGATTGTGCTAAAATGATATATCAGTCCGGTATAAAAGAGGTATTCTATGGTGAAAAATATAAGAATGATGACGGATTGAACTTCCTATATAAGTGTGAAATTAAAGTAAAGGAAATTAATAATGAAAACTTTTGATACATTTGAATCTGTTGATAGCATGGGTGCGTGTATGAAGCGACCTATTGTTGTTCATGCAAAACAGATTGGTGAAGATTTTAGAGTAAACACACTCGAAGGCAATTACAAACAAGGTAAAGCAGGCGACTATTTGATGCGTGGCATCGATGGTGAGTTGTATATTTGCGACAAAGAAATTTTTGAGAAGACATATGATTTTTTATGAAATACAAATACGAAACGTTTAATGACTATTTTGAAGAATTGGAATCATTCAGTCATAGACTTGCAAGATTTCATGAAGAGTTTGATCAAGTGCCTCTGGAAAGACGCAAGCGCATGATTGAATGGCTTGAAGCCGCATTTGAGTGCGGACGTATGTATGATGAGGATAACCGATGAAACATTTTTATGAACGAAACGATTGGTTGTTAAACCATGAAACGAACAAAACGTTTGAACAAATACAATGGATGACAGATGATGAATTCAGGCAATGGTTTATTGATCTGCGTAAAGCAGTTGTTTATGCGTGGGATAACCTTAATCAGCCTCCAAGGGTTGGTTGGGATGAAAACGAGATTCGAAAACAGTTTAGAGAAATGTATGGCTTTTCAGTCCACGAATTCGAACAAGTCGATGAACTCACCGGCGAAAAAGACGTAATTCGAAACACTAGTGTAGTTGGCAATGCCGCGAATCAATGGTTTCCTACCATGATGAAAACTCGCATTAATTATACCAAGAACGATGATGGCTTGTCTATTTACGATCACTTTATTCGAGATGATCTTTTAGAGAAGACTCTAAAGTATGCAAAGCGTCATTATAAGCGTGACTCTTTCTATCACTACTCAAACACAATCAAAGTCGGTGAAGTGATTACAATCGGTTCACATAAAAAGAAATTCAAGACTGGTGATGATTTTGTTCAGTATTTTGAACAAATGAACTTGCGCGAATATGGCTATGACTATTGGGTAGAATCGCGTGACGATGAAGAAGAGTATACTGGCTACAATGAAGACTTGAAGAATGCAAAGTATCTTGAGATTGCAGACTTGTCTTTGTGCAAAGAACACACAGTCAAAAACATTCAAGCGAAACAATCTAAGTATCGAATTCGAATGTATAAGATGGGACAGAAAATTTTTCCTCTTGGCTTCAAAGCATTCCGCGTATCGTGGTGTCAATACGCAGTAAATTTTCCTCCACTCACGGCAAAATTTCTTTATGAAAAATTCACAAAGCACATTAAAGGACAAGATAGAATTGTGGTTTACGATCCCTCTAGTGGTTGGGGCGGTCGTATTCTCGGTGCTATGTCTGTTCGTAGTAGCACTCCCCTACATTATGTCGGTACTGATCCTAATACTGATCACACTATTCGGAGCGATAGTGGTGATAGTTCTACTAAGTATGCCGATCTGGCTAATTTTTTCAATGCCTCAAAAAACTCTGGAGTATTGTTTGAAGATGCCCATACTTTCGATGT